CCACTGTCATACCAGAACCGGCTACCAACTGTAAAACGTTCTGAACAAACGTTCCCGGTTGGATATAACCAACAGTGCCAGCTTTCACGTTGGCAGCAGTAGCGTTTGCCGAAACCTGCACCATCCGATACCGTCCAGCGTGCAACAGGCCGTTGGTCAGATACGACGCAGTGTTTGCTTCCTGCTCCGTAGCGTCAAAGTAGTCGCCAAGGTTCAAGCCACCAGCATAATACGGCTGTCCTGTCTGGGGGTCCGTCATGCCCGTAGGCGAGGCGTTGTTCATGTTATTCCACGCTGTAAATGTGGGTAGAACTTGGAGTAATGGCATGACTTAAATCTCCTTGACTTCAATTTCTTGTTGACTACCTTGTTGCGTTCTCAAGTGGTTAGGAACTGAAACCAAACGCGTATGAATTATGCCGAGGCTGACAGCAATATAGGTTCGTTGACAGCCTCATAAAGATCGCGTCGATGCTCACGTTGTTCGGCAGTGGAGCCTTGCGGATACCATGCTTCCAGCCACTCTTGTTCGTCTCACGAATCTTGAAGCTCTCAGGCTCCAAGAAGTAAATCGCTTCAGAGGGCTGAATCGTGGTAGACGATGGCAGACCAGAGCCGGTAGGCGATACCGCAACGTTTGCACCTGTAACCGGGTTGGTAAACTGAGGCGTCTGGAAAGCAATCGTCTGTGTGCTCGATCCCAAACCGTCAGAGAGAGATGTGTTACCGCTAGGACCGTTATTCGGAGCAAGCGAGATGTAGTTGGAAGCCTGTGCCGATGGTGCCAGCGCATCCTTGTAGATGTCCACACCGTCAAAGTTGATGCCGGTCCACTCGATGTCATGCTTCGTGTCGTTCACGTAACGAACTTGAGCATTCAGAGCGGTTGCGATGGCTGCGTATCCAAAGACGTTTGTGATACCGAGAGTTGGCTTGCCGCCTGTCACTTCGCACTGCGACTTCAGCTTAATCAAAGCGTTGAAGTCGATTTGTCCTGTGCCGCCAGTGGATGTTCCAAGGTAAAGAGGCGTGGTATTGATCGCCATACCCACGTTACCGTTGCGGACCTGATTGCCGTAATACTTGTAGATGTTGCCATACAGCGACGAATCAATACCGTTATTCAGGGCTTCATCCAAACCGTTGATGCCCTTTTGACGGTTATCATTGACTGTGCCGTTGGCGTTGGTCGATGTTGTGTTGGCTTGGCCGTGACGGAAGGAACTCATCTCAATATATGTGTTGAGAGTCCGAGTCATCACTTCCAAATACAACTCGTACTCGTTCACAATCCTAGCTTCGCCACTGTTGATGACACCACCCGTCCCCGAACCATCATCCATTTCCACATCGTCCATTGGAAAATAGGTGACATAGTAACGAGGATAGAACTTCAAGGCTGTGTTGATCTGTTGACGTGTCATCGTCACAGACTGTCCGGGGTTAACCGCACCGCCCTGAGTGGTTCCGTACAGGATTCCTTCCACCATGCCAGAGCCGCCCAAGAACTCATCCCAAACACCCGCTACACGAAGTTTGGCCTGAAACGGAGTGTCTAAGAAAAGATTATTGAAGACCACATTTTTGCGGACGCTTTCGAGTGTAGAAGCGTCTATTTCTGAAAAGAGCGGGTCCTGAACGGCCATGGTAATTTTCCTTTCAGCTTATTAAGCTGCACTTCAATTTTTCACAACACGAACTTTGTTACGCTACCTGATGAGCTTCCGAAATCTCAGACATAATCGCCTGATGAGTTGCCTTCCGACGTGCTGCTTCGTTCATCTTGGTCGGATCAGGCCGTTCTCCCGCCTTCACCGCACGAGTTACATCTGCAAACCTTGATGGCTGTGCAATCCTAACGTCTGGATTGTTGCCAATCTTCTCAGCCCACTTCTTATCGTTGTCCGCAACAGCCTTCGCAGCAGCAGCTTTCTCGGCTTCAATCTGCGCTTTCATGGGAGCCTGAGCCTCTTCAATAATCTTCTGCTTCTCGGCTTCCTTCGCCTGATTATCCAATTCCTGCTGTCGCTCGGAAAACTTGAATGTCCTAGCCGCGTACTCGCCGGGACTCAACTTCAACGCCTCAGCCTGCTTAACAAGCTCGGTAGGAGCTATAGGCATTGGCTTGCCATAGAGAGCCTGATGACGCCACTGAATATCAGGAATCGTTCCCAACATCGTTCCGAAACCAGACCTAACATCATCCACCGTGAATGTTGGGCTACCCGGTGTTCCACCCTGTTGACCAGCCACAAAGCGTCCTTGTCCATCCCGCGTTCCATTAGTTGTCGTGGTAGTTGTTGTGGTAGGAGTGTAAGCTGGTGCATCGGCTGGAATGAATCCTGCTGCCTTTGCGCCGTCATTCTGCGCTTTCAAAAATGCTGAATGCGCATCGGCGTTAATCTTGTCTTGTAGGAGTTTTTGTCTTTCTGTTTCCCATGCTGCAACGCCGGGACTATAAGTGTTGTCCCAAAACTCTTTTGTGCTGCGAGATTCTAATTCCGCTTTTTCCTGTGCGACTCTTGCGGCTTCCGATGACTCAACAGCAATCTTTCGATCTGCTTCAGCTTTCGCTGCTAATGTCGCTGCTTCCTGCTGCTTCTGCTCTGCGGTTTGGTACACATTCGACACGTAATTCGTAAGGCCACTCTGAGCCTTTGCGTCAAGAGCATCAATCTGCTCCTGTGTCCAACCAGACGATTTCAATACTTCTGCTAGACTAGGTGCTGGCATAATTCACATTCTCCCGGAACGTCGTTGTTAATAGCTTGGTTGTTGACTGACTGGTGTTGGTTGAGGCGGTGTGACTAACGCCGTCTGCATCTTCTGAATTCCCTGACTCACTAGTTCTGCACCCTCAGCAAGACGAGGATCGGACGCCCCCATTTGCTTGGCGGTAACAGACCATTTACCTAACAGTTGTTGGAGTTGATTCGCTGGACCCTGAGATGGTGGTCCTTGCTGTCCTTGATCTCCCCCTTGAGGTGGGGGAGGGGGAGGTCCACCCGCTTGCGGCGATCCTCCCTGATCCGGTGTAGGCATACCTGATGTAGCCATTTATAGATACTCCCCTTATTGGTTGGCTACGAGTTATTACGCCTTGATAGCGGTGCGCTTTGCCTTGGCTACCTTACCGCGAGCTTTCTTGGCTGCACGTTTCTTCAGGTGAGTTGCCTTAACTGCGGCGACCTTGATCTTGGTGGAATGACGCTTCATGGTGTTCTCCTTTTCGGGTTGTTTGGGTTGACCACAAACAAAATCGGCGACTAGAGCCGGTTTCGCTCTAGCCGCCGCTTATTCCCGTTGAAAACAAACTCAATTAGGAGGGCACGCGCTAAATCTTTACGTTCTTCTGAATTTACAGCAAACACTTCCATCTTGTCAAGTGGAAAATTGATGATATAAAAAATCAGATAACTTTATCATCAATATCCAGCATTGGCCTGATTTTCACAGAATCAGACTCTTTCATTTTCGTCTTTTGCTCGATGTTTATACCTTGGACACATCCTCCATTGTATAAAACCACCATTTTTCCACTCGTCTTGGTCGCTCTCAATAAATCGTCCACCTCACTAACGCTGGCAGGTAAATCGATACTAGATTCTGTTAAAAGGTAGTCCCGTTGTGCTTTGCTTCTAACAACCATTTGCTCTCCTTAACTTATTTGTTTTGTTGAAACTAACAATGTTATGCTGCCCGTTTGTATTGGCCTTTTTCGTTCCTGAATAGTTGGATTTTCTTATATTCAGGCAAAGGAAAAGCGGTAGTGGTTGGGGTGACGTTTATCCATATTTCTCCTCTTTTTATGCAGGATAGCGTGCCTATTGTCAGTCCATATCGGTCAGAGATTACCTTATGTGAGTACCCATCGGTAAGAAGATATTTTATCTCTCCTTTTTGTTGATCTGTAAATTTTGAAGCATGTACTCTACGCCTTCCACCATCCATCAACTTTTCCAGTCTTTCCCCAACCATATTTCTCTTCCCTATTTCTCGCAATTTAGCTTTAGTTTCATCTTTTAGAGGTATCCCTTCCCTAGATTTGTTAAGAGCTATAATCCTCGCAGCGTTTCCCGGCTTCTTCTTTCCTTTATTCGCTTTCGAGATTTTAGCTTTGTGTTCTTTTGACATTGGTCCTAAAACTTTACCTTTTTGCCCTTCGCTAACAGCTATACGGTACTCATCAGAGCATTTATATCCACGCTCACCGCCATTCGTGTAGTTAATAAGTCTGCACCCACGAGATTTCATTTCGGAGATCCATTTACGTTCAGCAGTATCACAAAGTTTACCTTCCTCTGACTCTTCGATAACCTCCATCAAAGGCTTTAATCCTGCCGATTTTAGACTGTTTACCCAGTTTTTCAGATATTTAGTATGCGGATAGTTGATCTCATTATTAAGTCGCTTCACAGGAAACCGAGTCAATCCGACATAGCGAATCTCAAGCGTCTCCGGGTGCTTCAGAACGTATATGTAAACCTTCATCAACTCTCCTTGACTACCGTTCTTGGATCACCACCTTGGGAACCCTTAGAAGCCAATCGTGGTGGTTTTTGTCCGCTCGGGGGACGCCCACCTGCATGTTGTCCACCCGCCCCTTTACCTCCGCCTCCACCACCTTTACCACCCTTACCTTGATCCTCTCCACCCGGCAATTGAGACGGATCAATTCCTAGCTCTTTCATGATCTTCATTACTTCGATTTGAGCCAAAATCTTCATTTTTTGGAGTTCAACTTCTTCCTTGAAACTCTTTTGAATCTCTCCCTTAGGGTCAGGAAAATCCATACGTTCAAAGCACGTTTGCCATGAGATTGGAGCCCCGGATCGCTTCAGTTGCAACGCTTGCATCTGTTGTTGCATCTGAGTGATCTTCAACAATGTGCTAGGAACAGATGTGAGCCTGATCTGCCGCGCAAACCAGCGTGCGCGTGTCAACTGATCGTACTTAGATTCCGTATCCGGGAAATTCCCTTTTATCATCTCATCGGGCATGTGACTGGGAACTAGAGAGTCAGGATCGTAGTCGAATGTCTCCCGTGCCATCCCATCCGGTCCTACATACTCCATAATCCGTTTTACGTTGAACCACTGAGGGATTAAGAACTTCATGCGTTCTCCTACCCTCTTGTTTCCCTTTTCAATCCTAGCCGCGATACCCTTTCCGATAGGACCAATACCCTCCAGCATCTTGTCTGCCGTCTCGTTGGCAATGTTCATCTTCATATTCTGAAGGTTGCCTAGATCCGTGAGTCCAAGCTGCATCTGTTCACACTCGTCCAGATACTTCAGCATCGTGAAGTGAACCGTATCTGCCCTTACCGAGTCAGGGAGTAGAGACTGAAGCATCTTCTGTGGTTCACCACCTGCCAGTCCCATGCGAACATCAGGTTCAAAGATGTCGAAATGCTCCACCTTTGCCCCTGAATTCTCGTCAATATTGTATCCCATCGGAGGATTCAAACTTGCTGTAACTACCTGATCTAGTTGACGTTCCAGCTTTCTCTTAGTCATTTCTATTGAGGCCACATCGCCAACCAAGGACCGTCCTAGAGGCTCCCATGCCCAATCATCTACCGTGTACTGGATAATCGGTATATTACTATCCCAATCGAAGGCAGGACCGTCATACATCGGGCGGTTGAGTCCTGAAGATGTAATGATGAGCCGCAGGTTAGGGTACACCCGGCAATCCTCCACTTGAGCAGGACGCATGAAAGGCTGACCATTCCTGATTCCTCCAAATATATCCTGTCCGACATAGGGAACTTTGTAAAACCACGTCGTTCCCAAGTCTCCCATTGGCAACTCAAAACCTGTGTTGTTGATTCTCAAATCCCTAACAAACGTATAACGAATCTCGGTATATAGGTTTCCAAAACTGCGTCCTTGATCTCCATATCTATACTTCTCAGCCCAATCAATCCTCTTTGCCTGCAACTGAGTTTTATAGTTACGAGGCCCAACCGTCTGCAATAGGTGTTGGAATAAAGGAAACCTACCATGCGCCTCTGCGATAGGCATATAGTTGTACACCGTCACCGCGTAGCAGTCTTGAATGTCGTGGCTATTTGACATCTGGACAGGAACCACATCCAAGAGTCCTAGCGCATCGAACATTAGCTTTCTCTCGCCATATCCGTACTCTGTAGCCCGAACTTTAGGCCACAAGTATCCTATCCCCATGACGGAGGCATACTGCAAAACTTTCAGCATTTGGAATGGAAAATCGGACTCTAGATAGACACACTTTGAAACCTTTGTAAGCATCTCTGCAAACTGTTTGTAGGCAGGTATGTCCGATCCGAAACCGGCAATCTCTCTAACCTCAGCCAGCGTTTCACAGAATTTTCTAATGTTGTATTTTAAGCGATTTGTGACAAGCGTTGATTTAGATTTATCCTTAAATATGCCGTCAAATATACGCATATTGCTACCGAGATTCTGGTAGCATGTTTGGTTTTGGAGAAAACCTTCACCCTCCGAGACTTGATCCTCAACCCAACTGACAATACGATCAGGAGGAGCGGAAAAAGGCGGAGATTGCCACGACACGTTCTCTAATAATGCATTACGCGAAGACGAACCATCCGTTACGATAGGCACAGATCATTTCCATTCCCTCCCGGTACAAGATCGATTCCCTGTCGATCTTGTGTAAAAATAGTCCTAGCGCATTATAACGCAAAATGCTTACATGTCTACGCTTTAATTCACCAACGCTCCACATGGTCCATTCGGGTCTAACTCTGCTGCATCCTTGCCAGCCCAAATATTCAAAGCGTCTGCCGCAGCTTGAGCGTTTTCAATAGTATCCTTGGAAAAAAACATCAATACAATTCCTTTAATATCCTCAGAGTCGATGCACACCCAAACGTCTGGGTTGCTATCTAGAGTTGACGCTGACACATAAGCCCTGCCGATGAACTTCACTGGGGTAATCCTACTTTGCGACATTCTCGAATCCTTCCGCGCCAAGGAAACTCTTTCTCTTGTATTCCCATGGCTTCTGTTTCTTTTCCTGATTTTCCATGTGACGCCGTAGGAACTCACGGTTAATGGTATTCCTAGCATTTGCCATTCCGTGAAGCATCTCTTCGCGTAGATGCTTACGCATTGGACCCTCGATCTGCTCACGCTTCTCTTGAATCACCTGATGCTTTACTTCATCCCACTTCCGCATCAACGCAGACCACCGCTCTGCCTCGTGCGCTGTGTTGCATACAATCTTCTCGTATCCCGGTGGGGCTGCAAAACACTCAGGGAGTCCCATGAGGATCTCTCCCGTCTTACGTTCACAGTAGTAGACGATCTTCGTTCTCATTTGTGCGTTAGCCATTTTTTACCTCGTTTGTACCGTTCAAACCGATATACGATTGCGCTGCTGATCGCACAATAGAATCGTTCCTTATGGTTGTTTCTGGATTTCCAATTCCAAATTTAAGCCGATCAGACTTAGGCTTGTACCAGCCATCCTTGACAGCGCCCTCGAATCTACTCATAAGAACAGGAAGACTCCACGTAGTCGAGTACCAGCCATCCTTAACCGTTTTCGTTTTCATCGGAGTATATTTTTTCATTGAATAAAACCTAGTGAATCCCATGATCTTTAATTGATTTTGGCATAAATCTCCCGGAGAACTGATCTGTTCGATAACCAACATTGGACCTCTATGGTCTTTACATTTCTCTCCGTATCTCCAAGCGATAGACGCAACTATTGGGGCTATCTGAGATGGATTTAGACGGTTAGAAACGAGTTCCGCTACTTGTATATCCGGTTCTGACTCGTTTCCTTTGCGCATAACCGAGACACATGTTGGAGAATATCCGAATCCGCTCCCAACGTCCACTCCTATACTGTAATCATATCCAGCGAGCGGTTCTTCGTAAACTGTTAGTCCGTGATTTCCTCGTGGAAACCTAAGAGTTTCCCCATAGGCTCTCTGTAGCATTTCAAAAGTTATTGGTGCGCTTGCTTCTGGATAAACTTCTGGAGTTTGTTCTGCCAAAATCTTCGGAGCAACCGCAGCCGCTACCGCTCCTATACCTAAAAACTTAAAGAATGATCGTCTATCCATTTCCCCTCCCGGTTATTCGTCTCCACCAATTGAAATTTCATTCGTGGTACATCTGCCTGATTTTACTGCTTTCTTCCTTGCAGGTAAAGCGTATCTTTTCTGAGCACGTTCCGCAAGGTTGTCAAGGTCATGGACGGTAAAGTATCCTTGTGCTGCCGCTCTCACCCGGTCATCGTGCTGTCCTTCCCTGTGCTCCATCTTTTCCTTGCCACCACTCGCTACGTGCCTTTCTAGAGTCCTTAGCTCCTCAATCAACCACTTCGACGCTGGCCTATACCACCCGTCATTCACCGCCTGAATAAAGCGGGTCATCAGGATAGGAACAGACCACCCAGACGAATACCAGCCCTCTTTCTTGCTGGTGTCGTCCTTGACCTTCTTTGAGTCGTACCTACGAGGTTTATGGTGATGGTTGAAACCCATCATCTTCAACTGGTTCTGGCACGTATCTCCCGGTCTTGTGATCTGCTCAATAGCAAATTTTACTCCCCGGTGATCTTTGGTCCTCTCGCCGTAATAAGCCGCCGTACACGCCGCAAATCCTACGGCTTGCGCACTGTTCACCGCATTCGATGTAAATTCTGCCACCTGATAATCGAAGTCGGACCCAAACCTGTTTCTCTCCATCGATATAACAGTTCGGTCCTCATCCTCGTCTCCAAGTCCTGACGCCGTATCCACCCCGCAACTGTAATCGTAACCAGCTTTAGGCTCTTCATAGACCAACAACAATCCAAACGTGTTGATTTCCTTTTCCTCG